GGTTCAACAACATTACCTGGTAATCCAAATATTGTTAGATTTACCACAGATGGAACAGCAAGTAACAGAGATTACTTGGCTGACTTAACAGGTACAACTTTTATTACAAATGATGGAGCAACAGTATTCCAAGTGATTACAAAACCAGCAACAGCAACAATGACAGCATCGTTTAAGATGTATTCAGGTGGAACAAACGGAATATTTACAGGAGCATTCCCTAAGTTCCAACTTAATGCTCAACTAACACAAAATGTTATAACCACACAAATTAATAATGCCACTGGTACAACAAGTAGTATGGCTACAAGTAATATTAGTGGTTATTCAAAAAATAGCAATTACTTAACGACTTATGTAGTTCCAGCAACAAATGGAGCGTTTATGAAACAATATGTTAATTCGTTCTATTCGGCATCAACAACTCCTTATGTATTAACCACAGGATTGACAGCAAATAAAGTTATGTTGAATGTGGCAGGTGTAAGTACTCTTGGAGCTATTACAGCAGCTGCATCATCTAATGAGGTTGCTGAAATCATTTACTATAACAGAGAATTAACTCAAAGTGAGATTTATATCGTTCAACACTATTTGGAAAACAAATGGTCATACGATACTTGGTAAAAAAATATATTTATTATTTAGTAAATTACCAAACTTCATATATTTATTATCAGGTGAGGGTTGTGTTTATCTCTAAAATGACTCCCATTTTTCCCCCTCACCTGAATATCTTATTATATTTATTCGCAGAATCTTTTTTTTTTTGTAAAGAAACCTGACTTTGTCGGGTTTTTTTACGCTCATGCTTGACTTTTATAATATACCACCTATATTTATATTATAAAAAAGATAAAACTATGGGACAAATTAAAAGATTATTAGACGAGTTATTAGATGAACAGTATTACACATTCTGTGATGATACAGATTTAGATTACCAAACAATTAAAGAAAGACAATTGGAGGCTGAGTATTCAGCTTACGAAGAAATGTTATCAGATACTAAATAATTTATAAAAAACAAAAAGATGAGAACTAAAGAAGAAACAATCATTTATCAAAATCAATCACACCTTGTTCAAAAACACTTTCAAGATTGTGGGTTTTGTCCAACATTATTAGAAATAGCATTAGCTACAGATGTCATGGTAGATTTTGCTACCAAAGGTCCAACCAAAGAAGTATTGATTAGATTTGAAAAGATGCAGGCGCATATTGATACTGCCAAATCAAAATTAAAAAAATAATCTTTAATAAATAAATAGTTTAGAAACCCCTTATCTTTTAGATTTGGGGTTTTTTGTTAGTCATCCAATAACTTACCTCTGTACTTATATTCTTCATTGTATGTTCCATCAGAATAGAATGCTGGCATCTCACTCTTTCTTTTCTTTTGATAAGTCATTGGAACTTTGGTATTTTGATTGTGGCGGTCTAAAAATTGTTGATGAAGGTCTTTGGTCATATCGTATCCGATAACCTCTAACAATCCATAGGCGGTGTCATAATCTCTCTTTAATCTATCCTTCACAGTTTGTTCTGTAACCTTCTTCAACATTCTATCTACTGGTATTTTAATTCTTGCATTCACACAAGTTCTACATCTTCTATTGAGACCATCAGGATTATCTCTTGTAGTCCAATATTCTTTCAAAGGTTGTTCAATTAAACAAGCTGCACATATTTTTGTTTTTTCCATAAAAATAAATATAAGAGGACTTGACAATAAATGAAATAGTCCCTATATTTATTTTGTAAGTCCCTCATCACAATATAGGACATAAAGAAATTATTGGAAACCTTATAAAGTAAATTGTGAAGTGATGAGCACAAATTGAAATATAGGGTTTCCGTTTTTATAAACAAAATGGAAAAGCAAAGAATGCTATTATTACCAAAATCATTTATTGAATCTTATACACAAGATTTAGATAATGAGGACAGATTAGAAATAATGTCTGTAATCTTTAATTGGTTCTTAGGTGTTAAATCTAAACCAATTCAAAATAAAACTGTAAAGGTTTTATTCAATAATCTATTACCAATCCTTGAAGGTCATAAATCAAGTTACGCTAATGGAGCTAAAGGTGGAGCACCTAAAGGAAATTCTAATGCCAAAAAAACAACTAAAAAAACAACTGAAACAACCCCCCTTGTTTTAGAAAACAACCCACAAACAACCCCCCTTGTTTTACAAAACAAGCTTAAGGAGAAAGAGAAAGAGAAAGAGAAGGATAAAGAGAAAGAAAAGGATAAAGATAGAGATAAAGAAAGTTTGTTTAGTTTAGATATGTTTTCAAAAGAAGCTCAAGAAGCTGCTGATTTAGAATTATTTAGATTATTCAACAAATAAATTATAATTTATAATATGAAAGACCTTAAAAATATACCAGAAAGATTCCATATTTTATTCACAGATATAACTTGGAATAAAGGTAATGATAGTGAATTAAATTCTCTTCAACGAACTGATATGAATAGTTTGTACCTTGAATATAATTCTTGGTCTATAAAAGAATCCTTAAAGAAGCCAGTTCAAGAATCAGCACCTATTGGTTTTATTAGGGATTAGAGACACGAAAAACATTCAAGCTATGGAAGAACTAAGGCGACTACTAAATGAACCAATAAACGACAAGTATGCTATACCAGTCAAAGAGTATTGGTCTCTACCTGAATCAGATAAGAATGATATAACAAATGGGGTTGTGGATAATATGTTTATTACTCTTCAACAAGATAAGAAATTATTACACCAGTATATTTTTATGTTAGATTCTCAAATGGAGAACGCATTGGAATTAGAATTATTTGAACACGCAGATATAGTTCAACGAATAAAAAATAAATTGATAGAAACTTACGCAACTATTTAACTTTTCAACATAGGTGGTATATTTATTAAATAGATAACACACTTATGAAAAATATTTTAGCAAGTCATCAGGACAAAAGAATTTACGACTATATCATCAAGGATATAGAGAATAGCAACAAGAACTATTCAACTCTAACAAACAACACCATAGCCCACGCGCTGAACTTATCGGCATTCTCAGTGAGAGATAAAGTAATTAGATTAGCCAAGAGAGGTTATCTTACAACATTAGTTTATCATTGGGATGATAATAATGTATGGTTCGCAAGAAAAATCTTAAAAGGGAATAGAGTTGAATAAATGTTAAATCACCAAAACATTGTTAGACATTTGGATTACCGAAAACTTCAAGGAGTTAAAACAAATCTGTAAGAAGGTTGCAAGGAATAAATATAATGAGGATTTATTTCAAGTTTGTTTAGAACAATTCTTAAAAAATAAAACAATACATACAATCCCCGAGAAGAGTTTATTATACTTCTTTGTAGGGGTTGTAAGGAATAATGTTAATTCAACGACCAGTCCATATTATTATCAATATGGTAAAACTAAGTTTAGTGACTGGAATGATAACGAAATACCTGATGAGGAATACCAAGAATCACCAGTAGATTTTGAATGGGTTGAACAACAGATAAGAAAGGATAAACTAACACAGAATTGGTATTACAGTCGTCTCTTTGAATTATACATACTTGAGGACTGTAATCTAACCAAACTATCCAAACGAACACACATACCCCTAAACTCTGTCTCAAGAGATATTAAGATATACAGAGAGAGATTAAAAGAATTAAGACAAAAATTAATAGAAAATGGGAACTATTAACATAGAAGGTAAAGATAGAAAGATAACCACTCGTAAAGATGGTTATCAAGTAATTACTTTACAAGGTAAAACCAAATACTTACATAGACATTTGGCTGAACAACATCTTCCAAATCCAAACAATTTGTCCTGTGTAAATCACATTGATGGTAATCCTTCAAATAATTCAATTGATAACTTGGAATGGGTTTCATATTTGGGTAATGCTATTCACGCAAGACAAACAGGATTGTGGGGCAAGAATATTTTAAGTAAAAGAAAATTTACAATTGAACAAGCTGAAGAAATTAGAAATAAATATATTCCAAGAAAATACTCAATCTATAAATTAGCAAAAGAATATAATGTTGATTCAGCAACAATTTGGGCAATCGTGAATAATAAATCATATACAAAAGAATACTTAAACAAATAATACTTTGGGCTGCTCGTGCAAACAAAACAATCAAACTCAACAGAAACAACAACCTGTAATGGTTCAAGAGAATAATGTAATTAACATTATAGATGTACCTGAACCAACATACTCAAGAGAAAATATAATCCGTATCAAGGATTATTTATCAGCAATGAATAAAACTCACGATGAGAAACAATTTGTTAGTGATTTATTACTAAATGTATTTGGTGATATCATACCAGATTATTGTGACCAATCTTGTTTTAGTCATATTAGAGCACGAGTAAATTATATGGAATCCAAAGTGTCTGACTATGAGAACTTTATAAAGAAATAAATAAAATTATGGCAAAGAAATATTATACCCCAAAAGGTTTTAATCCAAAAGTATTACAGAACCTCAAACCAGCAGTTAAAGGGGAGGTTAGAAATAAGAATGGAAGACCAAAGAAACTACCCAAGTTAGACGAACTACTTGCAGAAGTGTTAGGTAATATGACAGAGGAAGGTAAGACAGAAGCACAGAAGGTATTGGAAGCATTACTGAGGAAAGCAAATCAAGGGGATGTGAAAGCAGCCTCACTATTATTAGATAGAGGATATGGTAAGGTAAAAGAACATATTGATATCACAACAAATGAGGAGTCATTGAACGATAATAAAATTCAAATAGAGATAATCACACAAAAGAAAGATGAGTCAGAGAAGTGAAACAAAGTACCAAGAGTTTAGAATGAACGAATACCCCAAGATTCAATTCAATGGGGGAACAATGGATAAAACAACTTATAGAGGTTGTTTCCTTGAGGTTAGAGGTCAGTTCAAATCAAAAACACCCAATCACCTTAAGACAATGAGAACTGTTATCCACGAGTTAAAACTATCCATTGAAAAGAATATGGATAAGGACTTATTCAAAGATAGATTTATAACGCACGAAGATATATCTGTATCATACAAAGATACTGGTAGTTCATTTACCAAATTAGAATTTACCCTGTATCCAAAGAGACAAACCGATAAGGTTGAACTACAACATAAACTCAACTCAATATGTGATAAGATATACACAGATATATTTGAAGATAATGAACTTATGGAGTTTGAAAAAAGACAAATCAAAAACAGAGCTTAATGGGGTTTCTAAACTTAAACATACCAACGATTACTTGTTTTATTAGGAATGAATTTTTATTTAATCATACAGAGGGGCACGGTGAATACACAGCTTGCGATGTTCATTCGGTGGCATCTATTGAAAAAAGAACCCCATTGTTTGAAGCGTTCTTAGAGAACGGAGTTAATTGGACAAGAAGACCAATACACGCATTTGTATGGAGGACAGATGCAGAACAACTACCACTAACAGAACATATCTATTGGGATTGTTTCTCGTCATACATTGATGTAAAAGTTAGGGAACGAATGAGTGGATTGAGAGCAGACCTAATATCAATCACAGGAGTAAAAAGACAGGGAACATATCAATTCACTTTGGACTGGTCACATCAAGATAGAAATATGATTGACACCAATTTCTCAGAGACACCTGAACATAAGTGTGGTCACCTATTCAAGATGGATAATGGAAACTATTTTATCTACCCCAACAATAGAATTATATGGATGGATAAGGCTTGGACATATAACAGAATAGATAAAAACCCTGGTTATAAAATAGATATGAATGTTTATAATGTTGAGAGTGTTGGAGGATACTCAACAGATTATTCATATATGACAGAATTTACAAAAGATACAATACAATATGGGAAAGAAAGCAACAGAACACAGGAAGAAAGTAGCCAAGCGTAATGAACGATTGGGATTACTTAAAAAAGAAAAGATGAAACAGGCAGAGTTGTTTCGTGATGAACTAATGAAGATTATGGGTAATGAAGAAAACTTGGAATCAGAAACAGCCATTAACTCTATGAGAGATGCCATCAAACATTTGAATGGGAATTAAGATACAAACCACAAAAGTATTTCAAGACCTCATTAGTAATGATGAGAGGGTATGTGTATTTCAGGGGTCATCTCGTGCCTCTAAGACATATAACATCCTGATATACTGGGTTTATAGATTACTAACAGAAGATGATAAGGTACTATCATTAGTTCGTAAAACCTTACCAGCATTAAAGGGTTCAATCTTAAGAGACCTAAAAAGAATCCTAATTGACTTTGGTGTATATGAACCATCCAACTGGCATTCAGTAGATGGATACTATCAATTAGGAACAAATATTATAGAATGGTTTTCAGTTGATGATGAGACAAAACTACGAGGTAGAAAAAGGGATTACCTATTCATTAACGAAGCAACAGAAGTAACCTATGATGAATACATCCAATTGGTATTAAGAACATCAGGTAGAGTTACATTGGATTTGAACCCCTCATTATGGAAGTCGTGGATATATGACCTTGAAGGACAACCTGATGTGTTCTATACAATCGTAACCTACAAGGACAATCCATTCTTGGAACAATCGTTAATAGATGAGATTGAGAAACTACAGACAAGAGACCAGAACCTATGGAGAGTATTTGGCGAGGGTCTAAAAGGTATCCCCACAAGAGTTGTATTCAACCATCAACAATACTATGATGAACTACCCAAAACTGCAAAGTTTCTCGCTTACGGAATAGATTTTGGCTACAATGACCCAACTACCTTAGTGAGTGTTTATAAGGACGGAGATTCAATCTATTGTGAGGAATTACTCTATCTACGGAACACTACTATCCCCGACTTAATATACAAGATAAAGGACTTAGGATTAAACCTTACAGATGACTTCATCTGTGATTCAGCTAATCCACAGAGTATATCAGAAATGGTTAGGTCAGGTATAAACGCGAAACCTGTAAAGAAGGATACAATCCTGTCAGGTATTGACCAAATCAAAAGAAGTAACTTCTTCGTGCATGGTGGGTCTAAGAATCTTATTGACGAACTCAATTCTTATGTATGGAAGAATGATAAGAACGGAAATAACTTGGATGAACCTGAGGATAAGAACAACCATACCATAGACGCAATTCGCTATGTACTTCAGATGAAGGTCATGAGAAATACGGGAGTATTTGTGTATTAGTGAGATAAACGAAAAAAATATATTTATAGATATGACGACACAGTTCATAGAATACAAAGGGAAGAAATATCCCATTAAAGAACCAACAATTAAGATGTGGAGTGAAGTAATGAAACTCCAAGGCATTATTGATGAACAGGATATGTTTGTCAAAGTAATTGAATTGACTACTGGCTTAACTCAAGAAGAAATACTTTCAGCAGATGTCAAGGAGATACGAGAAGTTGGTAAACTGGTATTCAGTTTTTTAAATCAACAAGACAAAAAAGTAGCCAATGAATTTACCCACAACGGTAAAGAATATGAATTTTTAAATATAGAAGATATTACATTTGGACAATTTGTAGATATTGATACATTCTTGACAAAACAAGAAAATTATAGAATACAAAATCTAAATGAATTAGCCGCCTACTTATATACTGAGAAGGGAACAAAGTATGGGGAAACAAAAATCAAACAAAGAATAAAGGAGTTTGAAACTTTACCTGTAAAGTATCTTGAAGGCTCTGTTTTTTTTTTGTTGAATTTAGCAAAGGCATCAGAAGGGATTACCACAATTTATTCCCAGAGCAAGTTCCTATGGATGACGATGAAGATAAAAATAATTTTGCATCTCATTGGGGCTGGTATTCAGCAATCAGCACACTATGTAACGAAAAGGTTTGGTTATTTGACAATGTTTCTGGCTTATCCCTTTATCAGTGTCTCAATCATCTTTCTTACCTTACGGACTTTAATAGTGAAAAAGAAAAACAAATAAAAAAACAACAAGCTCTTAAATGACGGGTCAAACAATCAACTTCAAGACAATAGCCGATGACTATTCAAAACTGGCTAACCTACACAAACAACTTAAATCGTTTGGGTTAGGTAACTCTAATCAGTTATCATATTGGACGCAACAAAGAGACCAAGAAGATAATACTCATTATCAGTCCCCTTATTACCCGTTATTATATGTTGTTCCATCCACAATCACAAATGACCTACAAGACAAAGTATGGGAGTTTAATACGATTGTAGCCGACTTACTTGAAAGGGACTTATCCAATCAAGTAGACATCACATCAGATACCCTACAAATATTACAAGATATAATAGCACAATTTAGGTTAGCTGTCAATGAAAGATTTGGGGCTTACTATGACAAGTATTGGGTTGATGACTCTGTTATCTGTACTCCGTTTCTTGAAAAACAAGATGACCTATTGAATGGTTGGAATGGTGTTATTAGAATTAAAACAATGACCCCATTGGATAGATGTGCTGCAGCATACTTCACATTCACTGGTACTCCAATCCAACATCTTGAAGGTATCAATATGAAAACCTTTCACGATGACTTCAGATTACTTGCTGACCATCACAAACAATTAAACTCATTTGGGTTTGGTTCAATGGAGGATTTTACCTATTGGAATGAGTCAAGAGACAAAGAAGAGAATACTCACTATCAAGCCCCTATCTATCCAAATCTATATGTTGTTCCTGGTGATGTAGACCAAAACTTTAATTTCATGGAGTATAAGTTTACCATCATAGTATCAGATATTATTGAGAGGGACTTATCAAATCAAACTGACATATTGTCAGACACCAACCAGATATTAGATGATATCATTAGCCAGTTTAGATTATCAGTAACTGATTCATTAGGTAATTTTAATAATGAATATTACTTGGATAATCCAATTGTGTGTACTCCATTTTTAGAACAATATGATGACTTATTAGGGGGATGGACAGCAGAACTTACAATACAAGTAATGACACCATTGAACAGATGTGATGCTGCATTCTTTCCATTTACAAGTCCAACTCCGACACAGACACCATCACCTACCCCAACGGGTGGAGTTCCATCTCCAACTCCTACTACTACAGAGACACCAACTCCAACTATTACGCCAACCAACACAGAAACACCAACTGTTACACCAACAAATACTGAGACAAGTACTCCTACACAAACACCGACTAATACTGAAACGCCAACTCCTACTCCTACAACTACAACAACATTAACTGCCACACCAACAAATACGATGACTCCTACAAACACCGAGACATCAACACCTACTCCAAGTGTTACTAATACTCAAACTCCTACAACTACAACGACATTAACAGCTACACCGACTAATACTGAAACGCCAACTCCTACACAAACTCCTACTAATACTGAGACAAGTACTCCTACTCCAACTACTACAACAACATTAACCGCAACTCCAACTAATACTCAAACCCCTACAAATACTGAAACACCAACTCAAACCCCAACTAATACTCCAACAGCAACAACAGCGTTAGATACTAATGCAAGTGCTTACTTAAGTGCGGTTGTAAATGCTGGTGGAACAGGTATAACATCAACAGTATCAGCAGCAACAAATACAATGTTTGTTAGTTTGAAAAACGCTAACATCTATACCAAGTTAGATGCTCTATATCCATTCTTAGGTGGTATTGCTGCATCTGCTAAATGGAATGCTGTAAACCCTGTTGATACAAACGCAGCTTATAGATTAATATTCGGTGGTGGTGGAACATTCTCACAAGCGAAAGGTTATATTGGTAATGGTGTTAATAATACAGCAAATACATTCTGGTTTGAAAGTGGAACAACCACAGGTAATACAACTATTGGTTATTTTGTATCTCAAAGTGGTACTACAGGATTTGATTTGGGAGCACAATATACAAGTGGATGGCTAACATTACAGGCATCAAATGGAACAAATACAAGAGGTTCAATTCAAACTGGAGCATTAAACACAATAACAGCAACAACAAATGCTCAAGCAATAAACTTCTTCGGATTAACAAGAACTAATAATACTCAAGTATCATTTGTAAGAGCTGGTGGAGGAGTTCAAACCATAACTCAAAATACAACCATAGGAACATCAAATGTTCAAATGGGAATTGGACACGCACAAGGATTTGGTGGGTCATCAAATAGAGCATGGGGAACAACAATAATTGGTAAAGGTATGACCACAACTGAACTTGGAAACTTGAGAGATATCATAACCACATTCAATACGACATTAGGTAGAAACTTATAATATGGAAGTAGGACTTTTAACAATAGAACAAAAAGATAGTTTAATAGGACAATTATGGGAAGATGATTGTTATTTTAATCCAGTTCAAGATAGTAACGGTGATTGGATTATTTCAACAACAGAGATGTATGGAAATATAAATCCTGATTTTAGTTGGGTATCAACTTTACCTTTGATTGAATGGGTGCCACCAATATACTAATATGTACGAGATAGCAGATGACGCACTTGAGGCTTTAGGAAAAATGTTTGTTGAAATGATGAAGAAAAAGATTCAACAAAAGATATACCCCTATGGACATCCAGCAAGAGGTAATAGTAATAAGGTTGCGTCAGGTAAACTATTGAATAGTTTAAGTTCCAAATTGGTGCCAGGTAAAAAAGGACAACCAGGTTATTTGGAAGTAACTTATGCTGATTACTTTGAGTATGTCAATTTAGGTAGAAGACCTGGTGTAAAAAAAGTACCTATAAAATCATTATTAGAATGGATTAGTATTAGGGGTATAAAGCCAAGACAAATAAATAACCCCATCCGTGCTCAACGAGGAAGGTTTGCTAAAAGAGGTAAGAACTGGCAATTGGGTTTGGCATTTGCAATTCAAAAAAATATACTTAAATATGGGATACGACCAACAAATCTATACGATAAGTCATTAGAGAGTTTGGATGAAATATTTACCAATCCACCACCTGAATTAGCTCAAGCATATAATGAACTATACGGAGCAATAGAACAGGATGTATACAATTTAATTGAAGCAGACATAAGAGAAATTTTTATTTAAGACCATGAGTTATAACTTAACAATATTACAATCCCCGTTATCTGTAACGGAATCACATAGTGACCACACATGGAATGTGGCTCTCAATCAATATTCCGCATTCACTGATATAAGATTGGTTGTGGATGTATTTAAGAACCCTTACAAGAACGAACTTGGAACAAATCAAGAGTCAGTTAAGGCGGCTAGATTATTAGTCCCTGTAAACGAATATGGTAATTGTATATTCAATGTTGAAACAATTATTAGAAACTTCGTTAAAGCCAATCCCCGTAATATGGATATGGTTATTGGAGCAACCTCAGGTACGGCAACAATGAACCCATATCAAATATTAAATCAAATATCAGATACAGTACAAATTACGGGTAATACTTCACAAGCCAACATCTCTGCTGACAGGCTTTCTACAGTATCATTTTCCAATGGTTTTAACGGAGATTATGCAGGGTTTGAAGATATCTATCATGTGAACGAATATCGTTTAATCTTCGGGGTGCAATATACCTCAGGAGCAACAACAACTTTGATTATAGATAGTGCAAATTATAGTGCTTATACTGGTAACTCAACAAGTTCTATTTCAATAACTGATGCTAGCACTCAACCCTATGGAGTACAAATATGGCCAGGTGTTCAAGAGAATAAACAACTAACTACAAAGTATTATTATAGTGGTAATAATTTAGATGGTAGATTTAACTATCTAAATACGGCAGCTTATAACTGGCAAATGTCTAGTTCAAACCCTGGTCAGTTTATGAGTACCTTTAGTAATGAAACTATACCAATGACTATATTAGGTTCACAGGTATATCAAACTCGTTATAGAACTCACTATTATAAGTGTCCTATTATTGTTGGTTTTATGTATGGTCAAAACCCCTTATATAACAATAGCCAAGTTGCTAAAACAATCAACTATCTACAGAAGACAGGTTCTAATGGACAATACAATTATGATGTAGCCAACTCATTCCCATTGGATTATTCAACTCCAACTGGTGCTACATTTAACTCATACCTATCACAAAGAATTGCCTATGGTATATTCAAACCTAATCCATCATTGAGAACAAACTCAGATGTGGCAATATTCTTAGGTGATGTAAATTGTGGTATTGATTATGATAACTACGGAGTATCAGAAATAGTACAATATAAAATGGTTGATGAAGAATGTTTTAATAATCCTATTTCTTTCTTATTCTTGAATAGACACGGAATATGGGATACCTACACATTCACAAAGAAAAACCAAAAGACATTTTTACCTGATAAAAAAACTTATTCACAATATAAGAGTTTAAATACTCAAGTGTGGAATAGACAATCTTATGACTCAAGTGAAACAACTTACTATGGTGTTGCTGAAGAGATGATAACAACAGATAGTGGTTATGTCGCACAAACAGATGTGGATGTAATTGAACAATTAATTATGTCCCCTTATGTATACCAAATAGAAGATACGTGGCTTCCAGCAGAAAACACACAAAGTATCTACCCATACCTAATACCGACAACAATACAAAATAAAGAGGTGAAACAATATCAATCAAAGTATGAAAGGTTATACCAATATACTATTATGATGAAACAAACACCTTATAGACCTTATTACTTACCAGTTTAAACTATGGCTTTACAAGCGAGAACTACAATTTCAGGGACACATAAATTCTTAGACCTTTATGGTGATGAGCCAGTAATGATGTCTTTGTCGTTTGCTGAGTTAAGTGATATTACACAAAAGAACTCTGCATTCTCTCAGTCATTTAAACTACCAGGGTCAAAGAATAATAACGAAATCTTTAATTATTTCTATAACCTTAATTCAACTCCATTAGATTTTGACCCCAATAATAAGTTTGAAACAATTTTAATGTGGGATGGTTATGAGGTATTACAGGGTAATATTAGATTAGACGGGGTAACAATAGATAAGGATGAAATCATTTATCAGGTTACATTCTATAATCAAGTAGGGGACTTATCTGCCAATATTGGTGATAAGTTTTTAATAGATTTAGACCTAACTGATTTAGACCATCCGTGGAGTGAACAAGTTATATTACAATCAATTACAGATTATAACTTATTTCCATTGACTGGTAATACAAATTATTCTTATCAGAATGGTAAGACAATGTGGTCATTATACAATATTGGTTATGATTATCTTTCAGGTAATAGTGTAAATGTCTTTACAACACCATTAGTTCAGTTCTCACCATTTACTGGAACAACCCCTAACTATAGACCACAATATGGATACTTTGATTTTACAGGTACTCCAGTTCATGACTATTACTATAAGCCAACAATTCAGATAAAAGAGTTATACACTAAAATATGTAATCAGGCTGGTTATCAAATAGAATCTGACTTCTTTGATACATCATACTTTGAAAGATATTATATGCCCCTTAAGTTCTTGGATGATACTATATATTCAAGAAATGCACAAATACCTTGTTTTGCCTATCAAAACTCTGAAATAATACCAACAAGTGGAGGTGCATATACAAACCCAAGTTCAGGTCAAAGTTGTAATACATTAGGATTATCGGCAAATACAAAAACATTATTTATTCCATTTAAATATCAAGGTATATATACTGCCAGAATAAGTTATAGTGTATTACCAACAAGTACTGCATGCCAGTTGTTAGCTACTAACTTTAATTGTAGTGGTCCATTAATATTTGATTACTACAATAATGAAGGTAATGTTGATTCATTTTTAGTAGATGGTAGTCAATGTTTCTTAGGTGTATTAGTACCAGGTTGTTGTCCATTTAACATTATTGGTGATGGTACTGTAGAACCATTTACTTATAATTCAGCCTCTTTAAAGTTCAGTGCAGCTACTGGTCCTACAACCACCATTAGAACTGATACAAGTTGTGAAGACCAAGGACTTAATGTATCTTTTGAACAACAATTCAATTTAACAGGTGCTTCGCAGTTGAATTTATTTTTTACAGGTTTTAATACTGAAATTAGTAATTTTACCTTTGAAATTATTAATGGTCCAAGATTTTTAATATCGGGTCAAACTATAAATTATAGTATTGAGTTCCCACCTAATGACTACAAACAAATTGATTTTATTTCAAGTATCAATAGGTATTTTAACCTTGTTGTTGTACCAAGTCCTGATAAACCAAGAACATTAATTATTGAACCAATAATTGATTATATGGGGAAAGGTGAAGTGCTTGATTGGACTAGTAAAGTTGATTATTCACAACCCCAATCAATAGCTGCAACTACTTCTTTAATCAACGGAACATTGGACTATGAATTTAAGTTAGACCAAGATTATGCCAATCAAAACTTTAAAACACAATCAAACAGAATATTTGGAACTAAAAAGATTAATTTAAATCTTGAGTTTAAAAACCAAACTACAAAGTTTGATTATATGTTTTCATCCCCTATTGATATTACTATTAATAGTGCTTATCAATCCATGTTAACATTATCTTCATTCAGTAAAGTTAATACTCAAGATGTGGCAGGTAGGAATGTTCAAACATTTACTCCGTTTAAGATATTACCAAGATTGGTTTTCAGAGGTGTAACATTACCAAATGACAACTATGGTTTTATTGGAACTGGTGTTACTCCATATCAAGTGTATTATATGAATAGTAATACCTTATCTAAATTTAATGAAATAAATAGATTTACAACATATCCATTTAGTTTTAATGATTTCTCTCATTATAATAATTTTAGGGGTGAAGACGAAACAACAATTCAACCTGCAGAATTTATGTTTGAAAGTGAGAACTTATATGACATCTATTATAAAAATTATATTGAAGATTTAATATCTCCTGAGAATAAAATATTAAAAGCTAAAATTTACTTATATCCAAAAGAAATACAAGCGTTAAGATTCAATGAAAAAATCTTAATCAATAATAGTTATTTTAGAATTAACTCAATAACAAATTATAATCTATTAGAACCAAGTGTATGTGATATTGAATTAATAAAATTAACCAAAGAATATACCCCACATAGAGTTTTATATTATGAATTAACTCCTTGTGTTGCGGGTAATACATTATATAGTAATTCTGATTTAAATTATCACTTGTATGCATATAATGGAAATTATGTTAAATTGTATAATGATAGTTTAACTTACTTGGGTAATTATTTTGTATCATTAACAGTATATGACCCCACACATGATTATCAACATTATTATTTAGATAGTGGTGCAACTAATAATTTAGTTGGAGTATTTGCAGATTGTTTTTGTACTGGTAGAACACCATTTAATCTTATACAAGAAACACCTGGTTTTAGAAAATATTATTATACGGCAAGAGGTTGTCAAGATGGTGTATCTTATTACTTTAATTCACCTGAACCTAATTTACCAAATAATAATGTAATTAGAATAACTGATAGTAATGGTCTAAATACAATATGCGTTGGATATGTAACTAAAACTTCGGTTCAAGGATTTGGTTTACATGTTACAGGTTTAACTTATAGTGATTGTGCAGAATGTATTCCACCAACTCCAACACCAACTATTACTCAAACTAATACTCCAACACCATTACCTACACCAACACCTTCACCAACAAATTGTCCAAGATATTACGAACTTTCAGAATGTGAGCCAGGTACTGGTTACGCCTTTACATTAATCGTCCCTGATTTAGGACTTAATCAAAGATATGTATTACCATCACCTTTCACAACTTATCTATATACTGGAGTAAATAATATTCAATGTGAGGTACCTGGTGGTTATAATGGGTCTATTCAAAAGACATCATTTACAGGATGTACAACTCCATCCCCAACACCAAGTGCAACTCCACCACCAGTAGCTTATGGAATTTATAGTGGAGCAACATTTGCTAATAGTACATTGGCTTGTGCAGATACAAATTATCCAAATGGGACAGTTTATTTACCTAATGGAAATGTAATTGGAAATGGTCAGTATTTCTTTACTGACCCTGCGTGTACAGTATTATTTGCGGGTGATAGTAATTATTATCATATCTATAAAGAAACATCTCGTTGGGCTTGTACCATTGGAAGTGGAGGTTATATTAATAACACTACTAATTGTTAATATTGTATCAGGTCAATCAGGATGTTCTTAATTGATTAACAAAAAAATTCTATTTAATAATATATGAGTTGCACAACATACATACATAATGACCCCGCAGGTGGTAGTAAATATATTTCAGGAACTACTTGTTTTGGTCAGGTTGTTTATTATACCTTAACTTATGGTCAATCCGTGTGTATGGATGATAGTTTGCCACTTATTAACTGTGATGGTTTAGATATTGATGGGGATTGTTTTCCAACAACTCCAACACCCACCCCAACTTCTCCACTTTATTGTTATCAACCTCAACTCTCTACAGAAAATGTATCTTGGATTTGTCCCAATACTGGTGAAATATACTATGAGATAATTAAAAAAATTAGAATAGATATTTTTAGTCAGTATGGAGTACCATCTTTTAGTCATCCAAGATATCAATTTACATTATTCAATGGGACTGATACAGAATATTTAGTTGTTGAATCAAATCAATCATCTGCTGAATTTATTTGGATTAGTCGTGATTATAATTTTAATGGAAGTAGTTGTGTAGCAACAAATTATCCTGATTGGGCAATAGTATCAGCACCTGAAATTTATCTTTGTATTCCACCAACACCATCACCAACCGCAAGTATTAATTGTGATTTTGCTGGTTTTGCACAATATGTTCCACCAACTCCAACTCCAACACAAACTCCAACCCCAACACCTGTTTATTATTATTATGAGATTGGTAGAGCTCCACTACCTAATGTTGGTTCAGATATTTGTAATTCAATGTGGACTGGTGTTTATACAAGAACTGTTGAACCTTTAACAGTTACTAAATTTTATTGTGATTCTAATGGATATAGGATTCGTTGTAATGTTGCTGTAGATGTTGGTTCTTACGCAATAACTTATATTGCATCTGGTCCAACAGACCGTTGTGATGAGTTAACTTGTTAAAATAATTAAAATGGAAATAAAATAAAATATGTTAGTAACCATAACTTTAACTTCAGCATCAATAAACACTGGTCCGTTTAATTTATACACAAATTCGGATGGTTATACTACGCCTATTAATGTTGGAGTATCAAGATTAGATTTATTAGCAGGATATACTACCTCAACAGCACCTGATAATGCAACAATTATTAGAGTACAATCTTCAGGAGCTTGTACTGGTTATGTTGATATGTCAATATCAAATTTACCAAGCCCAACACCAACTAATACACAAACAAGTACTGTTACCCCAACCAATACAAGAACGCCAACTCAAACTCCAACAATTTCAACAACTCCAAGTCAAACAGCAACAATTTCAACAACTCCAACACTTACATTAACACCAGGTTATGTTGCTGATTGTTTATACTTTAGTGCTTCACCTGAATCATCACCATCATTCCAAGCATATACTGGTTATTTTTATAGAATTGATAATGTTGCAAGATATTTTAATGCTATAAATGACCAAACTATTTGTTCATATAGAGACGGTAAAGGTTATGCGATGTATAGTGGAGCAACAGGATGGCTCGCCGCTTTTACTATTGGGGCAATAGGTGATTTGAAATTTGGTTTATTCCCACCAACTGTTACTAATTTCAGTGTATGTAATTATGACCAAGGCTATCATCCAGTTAGACAAGATTTAACAAATAATATAACTTTGAATGATGGATTATATGTTCCATCACAAGGTATTCAAACAGCTATTTTTGATAACACATATAATATTATTTGGTGTGGTTTCCCTGGAACTACTCCAACAGCAACGCCTGCTAATACATCAACTCCTACACAAACACCAACTAATACAACAACTATAACAAACACACCAACAACAACTTTAACATCTACTCCTACTAATACTACAACTAAAACTCCAACACAGACAACAACACAGACAACAACGCCTACTAAGACAACAACACAAACTCCAACGACTACAACAACATTAACGGCAACTCCAACACAAACGACAACAAATACTGAAACTCCAACTCCTTCAGTAACAACTACTAATACTCAAACTCCAACTAAGACAACTACTCAAACACCGACTACTACAACAACATTAACCGCAACTCCAACTAATACACCAAGTATTACTCCAACTAATACTACTACACAAACGCCTACAACTACAACTACTCTGACATCAACTCCTACTCAAACACCAACTAATACAATAACTCCAACAAATACAGGAACAGCTGCAGTTACTCCTACAACAACAACTACTCAAACTCCTACAACTACAACCACATTAACTGCAACTCCAACTAATACCCCAAGTGTTACTCCAACTAACACTACTACACAAACGCCTTCAACAACAACTACTTTAACTGCAACACCGACACAAACTCCTACTAATACAACTACGCCTACTAATACTCCAACTACTACTACAACATTAACTGCCACACCAACCCAAACTCCAACTAACACTACAACTCAGACCCCAACAACAACTACAACATTAACAGCTACTCCAACTCAAACGCCTACTAATACAACAACATCTACTCAGACCCCAACAACAACTACAACATTAACAGCTACTCCAACTCAAACTCCAACTAATACAACAACACAAACACAAACTCCAACTAATACAACAACACAAACACAAACAAGAACACCACAATCAACACCAACAGCAACACCATCTTGTTATACATTACAATTAACAAATCAAAGGTCAGGACAATCAAGTTATGTCTATACTCTTTGTGATGGAACTACAAGTGATACTCAATTTATGGCAATTGGACAAGTTGATGTAATTTGTTCAAGATTTACATCTGTTACTGTACTTATTGGTCCAATTTCTACATCAGTATTAGGAACTTGTCCACTACCAAGTGCGACTCCAACTAACACTGCTACACAAACAAGAACACCAAGTAATACTCCAACAAATACTAATACACCGACTCAAACAACGACTCAAACACCAACGACTACAACAACATTAACGGCAACTAATACTCCAACTCCGACCAATACTATTACTCCTACAAATACAGCAAGTAATACTCCAACTCCGAGTATAACTGCAAGTAATACACAAACACCAAGTAATACTAATACTCCGTCTATAACAACAACACAGACACCGACTATTACTAATACTCCAACAACTACTATTACTCCAACTATAACTAAAACTCCAACCCCAACAGGTGGATTTAGTCCAAGTTCAATATCTAACTTACAAGCATGGTATGATGCAGCAGATGCTAATACTATCACATTGAGAAGTGGAACACAGAATGTTACAAGATGGGATGATAAGTCATCTAACAACTTCTATGTATATCAGTCAGGTACAACTCTACAACCAACTTGGTCAGCGTCAACACCTGGTTCAGTTTGGTCTGGTAAGACATTGGTATACTTTGACGGAACAGATTACTTGGCAAGAACAACAGGAACATCATTCAGTGATTCAGGATTTACTTACTTCTTTGTAGCTTATGCTAATAATGGTAATACTGACTCATTATTATTCAATATGACTGACCAAGCACCACCAGTAAATGTTGGTAAATACAGAGCATATATGGGACCAGCAAATCCACCTAATACTAATCAATTAACAATGGGTGATGATAATAATGCTATAGCTTGGGTATGGGCTTCACCATTTACATTAGGAGGTAAGAATGGATATATGTTAGGAGCAAGTAGTGGAACTACTGCAGGAGCATTCTCAGGTAATGTTAATAATGTAATTTATAATACATCATCATCAGCTGGTTCTGTTCCTGATACGGTTAGTGCAATATCAATAGGAGCAAACAACAATGGAGGTGCTAAGATGACAGGATATATTGCTGAGATATTAGTATATGGAAAAAAATTAAGTCAAACTGAATACAATAATGTCATCAGTTACTTACAAACTAAATGGAATTATACAAGTTGGTAGTATAAAATTTAAGATAGAAAAAAAAGAATATGGAATTTAAAATATATTACGAGAATGTAGAGATTGCTCTACCAATAGTTCATGAGGATAAAAACATAAATGAAATGTTGAATGAACTTCAGCCAAGATTTTCACAACTTATTGATAATATAAAATTGTTGAAATTCTTTAAATTAGGAATCAAGTATGGCAAATAAAAAAATAACCTTTGAGGTAGACATAGATGGGAAACCCATTGATGTTGTCATTGACAAAACCCTCAATCTAAAACAAGCTGCAAGGGAACTTACCAAAGAATTAAATAATACCAAAGAAGGTACAAAAGAGTTCCAATTATTATCAACTGAATTAGGTAATGTTCAGGATAAAATGGCAACTACCAATGCCAAATCAAGGGACTTATTCGCCTCGTTCTCTTTAATACCAGGACCCATAGGTGAAATTGCTAGTCAATTAAATGGGGCTGTTGGATTAATGAAGACATTTTCGTCTTTTTCAATAGCAGATTTAAAGTTTCAGTTTAAGGAAACCTTTGATGACATTAGTGATGTTGCAAGTGCTTTAGGTAAAGCTACAGGTATAACTAAAATTTATACTGTACTTAATAATGCATTATCTAAATCTATGGTTGCATTAGGTGTTGCTGAAACAACAGCAGCGGCAGGTGCTAGAGCTTTATCTGCAGCTTTGATTAGTACGGGTATTGGGGCATTAGTTGTGGCTTTAGGTTTGGCGGTTAATGCTTTGATGGATTTCTTTGATAGTGAAAAAGCAGCAAAAGAAGAAAGTGATAGATTTACTGCTAGTTTAGAGTCACAGAATAGAATATTAGATGCTAACGCAAAAGATTTAAAGAGAAGACAAACTCTCAAAATTGCTGAGATGAAAGCCGCAGGTGCGACTGAAAAGCAAATAAGGGAGGCTGAGCTTAAAAATGCAAAGGCTCAAAGTGTCCAATCGTATAAAGATTTATTAGATGCAAGAAAAACCTATAATAAATCTTTAGAGGTTACTGATAGTGAAGCATTCAAAAAAGCAAAAGAAAACCTAACACAGAAGGAACAAGCATTTAAAGATGCTGAAACAAACATAAAGGTTACAGCACTAAACAATAGAGCTGCAGATGCTAAAGATGCTCAATCCGCAGGTGAAAAGGCATTACAAAGACAACAAAAATTATCTGCTGATATACTTGCACAAAAAAAAGATGCAATTACCCAATACAAAGAAGCTCTTGATGTTCAAATACAAAATGAGGTAGATGCAGAAAAAACTACTGAAAAGGCATTAGCCCCACTTATTAATAAGCGTAAAGAATTAGAAAACAAAGAATTAGATGAAGCTTCTGCTAAATTAAAGCAACAACTTAAGGCGGGTATTGTTAGTAAGGAACAGGCTCAAGTTATTGAGGCTGGTATTAGTGCAAAAAGAATTGCAGTAGATACCAAATACAGAGAACTTGTTACCAAGGCTTTAGAAGAAGACGCAAAAAGACAAGAAGAAGAAAACAAAAAAGAAGAAGAAAAAATTAAGGATGCAGAAGAATTTGCAAGAAAGTTAGTTGAGATTCGTATTAACGCTATCAAAGACGCAACTGAAAAAGAAAAAACTGAACGAACCAACAAGTATAATAATGAATTGGCTGATTTAGAAAGAGATAAAAATTTCATCAAATTAAGTGAAGAAGAAAAGGCTGTAGTAAGAAAGAATTTACAAATAGCTTTAAATAATGACTTGAAGGCTATTGATGATAAAGCTAAATTAGATGCAAAAGCTGCAGAACAAAAAGTTTATGATGAACAACTAAGGTTATTAGAACTTCAAGGTCAATCATTACTTGCGGGGACTCAAGCATATTTTGATAATAGACAAGCGATTTTAGATGCTAGTATGCAAAGAGAGTTAGCAGGAATTGAAAAAGGTTCTGCTGAAGAATATGCAATTAAACAAAAATATGCTAAATTAGGTGATGATTTAAATAGAGAAAAAACAAATTCTGATTTAAGAGTAATTCAATCGTATTTAGACGCTGTTGGTTCAATTGCAAGTGTTTTAGCAAGTTCTTATGATGAAGAAGCTAAAGCAAGTAAACAAGCATTTGAAGAACGAAAAAAACTACAAAAAGCAAGTGCGGTTATTGGCGCTGCGGGTGCTATTGTCGGTATTTTATCTGCTCCACCATTAGGTAATGTTGTTGTTGATGCTATTCTTAAAGGAATTAGGATTGCCGCTGTTGGTCTTCAAACATCAGAACAGATTAAAAAAATTGATGAAACACAATTTGCTGCACCTTCTAATAGTGCTAGTGAAGGAAAAACTGGTGGACCTATCAATGTTGTGGCAACAAGAGCTCAAGGTGGTATTGTAAGAGGTGCTGGAACATCAACAAGTGATTCCATACCAGCACTATTATCTGATGGAGAATTTGTTGTAAATGCAAAAGCAACACAATCATTCTTACCATTATTGAAATCAATAAATAATGCTGGTTTACAACCAAGATTTAATATGGGTGGATTATCTAATACAAATAATAATCTTGTTGATAACATAACTCAGTCCATTGGTAATTCAATGATTATGGCACCACAGAAAACTTATGTGGTTGCAAATGACATGACAAATCAACAACAATTTGAGAGAACAATAAAATCCCGTTCTTTAATATAAAAAGTGGTATATCCACAAACCTTTAATATTTATTAGTAATGACTAAGTTCGGAACGAAAATAATTGAATTATGCATAGACGACGATTTTGATGAGGCTGGTATTGAAGCCATCTCATTGGTATCTAAGCCAGCTCACGAAGAAGAGTGGATGGCATTCAACTCCCAAAAGAAATTTGAAACAGAACCTGAATTCTCTCCTTATAAGATTGTGGAAGATAACTTCTGCAATAATAATCCAAAGTTAACCACTTTAGGTGAGCCCTATTCAAAGTTAATTGATGAGGGATGGTCTATTGTCAAAGTAGAAAAAATAACTCCTCAAATGGTTCATAAAATGAACGAGGAGAAATTCTCATCCCCTAACGAACCCTCCGACTTAGATACTGACGAAACAAGAATTAGATTTAAATATGTAGGACCAAGAGATGCAAAGAATAGACAATTCTGTTCTGATATGTTGGCAACCAACAGAGTTTATAGAAAAGAAGATATTGATGATTTAACAGATGGAGTAGCAAATACCGAATTTGGCTCATATGATGTCTTTTTGTGGAGAGGGTCATATAACTGCCGACACCAATGGGTTAAGTTAATCTATAAGAAGGATGGTAAAATCATTAACAACGCCAAATCAAGTAAAGGTTTAGAGAATGCACCAGGTGATGGATTGGGTAGTACATTACAACCTGATACAAGAACTGAGTCAACAATCAATTCCCCTAACCCTTCTAAACAATGGAAACCTGGTACACCTCGTACTGGTAACTTTGCTGAAGAAAAAGGATTGGAAGATGCTTGTTGGGAAGGATACGAACCAATTGGTTTAAAGGACGATGGTAGTCCTAATTGTGTTCCTATTAAGATGACCGAAGATGACTTCGCTGAATCAATCTCTGACTATCCTGAAGGTGTAAAGAACGCAGCTAAGAAGGCTGTAGATTACGCTGAAAAAAATGGGTGGGGTAGTTGTGGAACTGCTGTTGGTAAAACAAGAGCATCACAATTAGCTAAAGGAGAACCAATATCTGTGGATACAATCAAAAGAATGTATTCCTATTTATCAAGACACAAAACAGATTTGAGTTCATCAAAATCTTATGACGAGGGTTGTGGGAAATTGATGTATGATTCTTGGGGTGGTGAAGCAGCACTTGGATGGGCTGAAAGAAAAATCAAACAATTGGAAAAACAGAAAATGGTTTTTGCATTTGATGAAGAAAAAAGAATATTAGTTGGAGCAGCAATGGTGCCAAATAAGATGATACATAGATACGATTCAATGGGTCGTTTATACTATGTATTTTTCTCAAAACATTCAATCAAGAAAATGGCTGACAAATTCTTGAAAGAAAAAAGAACTGATGAAACATCTGTAGAACATGATGGAATGAAGTTAGGTTCTGATAAGGTGTTTATTACAGAGTCGTGGGTAAGTGAAGACCCCGTATTAGACAAGTCACATTTTTATGGTTTTGAATTACCTGCAGGAACTTGGTTCGTAGCAATGAAAGTTCAAGACGATAATGTATGGAAAATGATTAAAGACAAATCTCTGACAGGATTCTCCGTAGAAGGATTATTCGCAGAGAAATCAATGTTCTCCAAAGAGGACAAACAAATAAACCAAATAAGAACACTTATTAATCAAATTACAGATTATGACAAGTAAAGAAGCAATTAGCAAGATTATGAATATCTTGAATATTTCAAGTCAATCATTCTTTGAGGCAAAGACCGACCAAGGTGTAGCCGTAAAACAAGAAGGAGACAACTTAGAAGTAGGAAAGGTTTTATATGTTGCTACAGACGAAGGTATGATACCAGCACCAGCAGGGAAACATATTCTTGAAGATGGAGCTGAAGTAGAAGTTGATGAAGAAGGCATGGTTTCTAAAATCAAAATGGGTAGTATGGAAGATTCTGAAGAATCTACTGACGACGCAGAAATTGAGAAAAAGAAAAAAGAAGCTGAAATCAAAGATATCGGAATGGCTGAATCACAAGAACCTGAAATCCCAATGGAAGATGGTGACATCAAATTAGCAGACGGACAAGTTTTGAGAATCGGAGGAGACAAACCAGAGTTCGGTGTGAATATCAAAAAAGTTATGTATGACGGAACATTATCAGCTATTGCTGATGGTAGTTATGAAACAGCTAACGGAATGGTTATTAGCATCGTTGGTGGTGAAATTCAAGGAATGCAAACTATAGCTGAAAGCAAAGCAAGAGGTGGAGAATTTGTTGAAGCAAAATCGGGTGACATTAAATTAGAATCCCCAACATTTGATGTTGGAGAGAAGATTGAAGTTGTTGCAGAGGATGGTTCAATGAGTCCAGCACCAGATGGAGAACACCAAGTTGAATTGAAAGATTCAGATGGCAACGAAGTTAAAATTAGAGTACAAGTTAAAGACGGAAAAATTGTAGAAAGAGAGAATGTAGAAGAAGCTCCTGAAATGGAAGAAGGTGATGACGATATGTCAGCATTTATGGAAGCATTTGCATCTGCTATGAAAAAGTTTGAAACTAAGTTAGATGAAATAACTAACAAACAAATGTTACTTGAGAAATCATTCAAAAAATTCTCTAATGAACCAGCAGGTTCAATGGTTAAAAAACAAATAAACGGTGAATCTTTTTCAACACCAACTTCAAGTAAGTTGGAAGGTTTTAGAAGATTAAGAGACACTATGTCTTAAAAATAAATTAAATTAAAAACAAAATATCAAGATGAAAAAAAATCTTTCAAAATTGAATTTTAGTTACGATTTAGCAGGATTGAACACTTATGTAGATGCGTTAAATAGCGATATCATCTCAGAAGCAGTTTTAACCCCCGTAACTATGGAATATGTTAATGTAATTCCAGGAATCAAAGGAACACAAAATGTCAACCTTTTGAATGAAACATTAGCAGTACAAACAGGAACAACTTGTGGTTGGTCTAACGAAGGTCAAGTGACTTTCACAGTAGCTGCTTTGTCAGTACAGGCATTAAAGGTCAACCAAAGCCTTTGCCTTCAACAGTATGAACTAGTGTAAATAATGCTGTGCCTATTAGGAATAATAGGGTAATAAATTGGGTAAAATCGGTGAAGGGTGTGATTCCTAATACCGAGTCAAAGTTTCAGATTACGAAAGGCTGAAACCGATGTAGAGCATAGAGAGTGAATAAATATAATCTCTCCAAGAGTATCCAACAACGAGAACCGTTGAAAATGTATGCCGAACTAACACGAATGAGAAGTGTTAGAAGTAGAGGATAAAAAGCCACTACGATAACAAATTTGTAAACACACTTTGGCTTGGCCAGTATTTGAATGCTGGTAGTTACAATGAAAATGCTCCGTTTGAGCAAGCAATTGTAGATTTGCAAACTAAGCAAATCAAAAGATACAATGAGGACTTAATTTGGAACGCAAGTTCAGGTTCTTCTTCATTCAGTGGTTTCAAGCAATTATTAGCTAACACAGCTGGTGTTGTTGCTTTAACTGGTCAAACAGCTTTATGTTCTGTAACAGGTTCTTCAGCACAAGAAAAAGCTAACGCAGTATTAGCACAAGTTGATAACATAATCACTGCAATGGATAGAAATATCTATGACAGAGATGATATTATCATCTTTATGAGTCAATCTCAATTTAAGTGTTACTTAACGGCAATCCGTAATGTAAACAACTTCTACATTGATTCAAGTGAAAATAAATTAGGTTCAGTTTATTCTGTATATCACCCGCAAACTAACTACAAAGTTGTAGGTGTTCCAGGATTGAATGGTTCTAACTTAATCGTAGCAGCTCCACAACAATACTTCTTAGTAGGTGTTGACTTAGTTTCTGATGAGGATTCATTCAGAGCGTGGTGGAGTCAAGATTTCCAAGAAGTAAGAATTATGGCAGCTTGGAAATTAGGAACACAAATCGCGTTCCCTGAGTTCTTCGTAACTAATGGATTAGCTTAATAACCAAATATGGGGGGACGAATTGCCCCCCATTAACAAAATAAACTAACTTAATAAATTTAATATATTATGGCTTGTAATTTAAGCGCTGGTATCCAATTAGGATGTCGTGATAATACAGGGGGTTTAAAAACTCTTTGGATTACTGATTATACAAATATCTCATCTATCACACAAACTACTGGAGATACAATCACAGCAATCTCAGGAACAGGTACTTTCTATGAATTCCAATTATTGAGAACAAGTTCTTCTTTGACTGAAACAGTAAATGCTTCATTACCAAACGGAACTGTATTCTATGATGGACAAGTAGTAACTTACTTCAACAAACTGGGTCAAGAAAAAAGAAACATCCTTAAAACTTTAGCTCAATCTCAAAGATTGGCAATCGTTGCTGAGGACAATAACGGACAATATTTCTATTTAGGTCAAACTTACGGTTGCTTTGTTTCAGCAGGAACATCAGTAACTGGTTTAGCATTAGGAGACCAAAATGGTTACAATGTTACATTCCAATACTTAGAACCAAATCCAATGAATCAATTAGCAGGTTCATTAGCGGCAATCGCTCAAGGTATCAATGTTCAAGGATAATAAATCAAGGGGGGGTAAAATCCCCCTTTATTTAATTTACAAAAATGTTATTAATCAAAACAAATCAAGAAAATGTATTGGTGGTTACGGTGTCACAGAATGCGACAATCTCTAACCCTGAATGGTTATTCTCTTTTACTCACATCTTTTCAAAACAAAATGTGTCTTTTATACCAACAAATGTATCTACATCCAAAGTTAGATATGATGAGTTCTTGGTATATGAAGGAACGGGTGCAGGACAAGTTCAGTTTCCTTATGAGGGTTTGTATGTTTATAACATTTATCAACAGCCACAAGGTTCAGGAAACTTAAATCCACAATATAGTAGTGGTTTAATTGAGACAGGACAAGCACAAGTCATCGTTCAATCAGCAAATACAACGAATGACTATTACATTGAGTATGTATCTAATAATGAGTATAATTCTAACTTTATATTTGCCCCTGATGAATTAACTCCATCATCAACAGTATCAGTTTATTCACAAGTTGTTAGTTTTTCATCAACTCCTATGAATAGTATTGTTTATAGATGTGATGGTAATTTTGCAGCAGCATCATACGGAACAAATCAAACCAATTTAACAGACCTTATTTCAATGTTTAATGCAGTTCCACCAGTTCAATCTTATGCAACATTCTTAGATTATGGTATATCATACGATAACGGAGATGGTAGAGTTAGAATGGAAATGGATGTATCGGTTTATAATTCTTTATGTTCAGGTGGCACATTAACATTAGATGTAATATATGATTAATCACAATATCTTTATTATAATTGCTGGCACAAAAAACTATATTTATTAGTATGGAAGAACAAAAACCAATTGAAGATATCTTCAAGGTATTCAATTTCGCAACAGCAAGAGTTCCAATTATTGAGGAACAAGCTCAAATGAATAACAGATGGCCTTGGGTTAGTTATGGTATCGCCAATCTTGCACCTCAAGAATTAATTGTTTTATTTAACACATCCCCGACCCACAGAGCGGCAGTAATGTCAAAATGGTATGGAGTTAGGGGAGAAGCAATATCACTTGCTGGTGGGGACGATTCAAGGTTACAGATGGCTAATTCAATGGGAGATACCATCTATGATATTTGGAACAAAGCAACTTTAGATTTTATTCTTTATGGAGCGTTCTCATTAAATATTGTATGGAGAAGAGACAGAGATTTAGGTTTTGAAATCTATTCAATGGATACTTCCAAATTAAGAGCCGAGAAAGCCGATTTAGATGACCACATCAAAAACTATTACTATTCAAGTGATTGGGCTTTCATTAAGAAATTCCCACCAAGAAAGATACCAGCATTTAATCCTGTAGATGAATTACCATCACAGGTATTCTACTATACAACACACTCACCAGGTAATGAGTATTATGCTACACCTACATATTGGGGTGGAGCTACGGCAATCTCAACAGAGGTTGAAATCTATAATTGGTGGCATTCAAATATAATCAATGGTCTTAACCCATCATTGTTTGTATCAATCAATTCAGGTATCCCTGCACCCGAAGAGAGACAGCAGATATACGAAACATTAACTGCCAAGTATTCATCAAGTAATAATCCTGGTAAGTTGATGCTTACATTTGCTAACTCAAAAGAGGAGGCACCTGAGATTACAACTATTCAACCAAATGGTTCAGATAAGATGTATATTGAAATGGGTAATTCAGTTCAACAATCCATCTTAACATCACACCAAATTAGTTCCCCTGAGTTATTGGGTATTCAAACCCCATCAGCTCTTGGAACACCAAATCACCTTGAGGCACAAGACCACTTCCAACACTTGGTTATTAAACCAATCCAAGAAGAAATCAAAAGAGTATTTGAGAAAATACTTTTATTGAGAGATAAACAACCAGCAGATATCCAAATTAAACAATTCCAAATGGTAACCATTCCTGATGAAGCACCAGTGAGAACTGATGTTGTTGATGAAACAAAGGATGTTGCTGTTGATGAAAATAAAGACGAAAATATAACCTAACTTACTATGTCTCAAGCACTTATTCCACAAAATGTGTTATTGGTTTCGGAA